TTTCCGACACTGTTGGAGGCAGTGCAAGTCCAAAAAGTTTCTACGCTATATTCTATTGCTATTTCTATTAATTGATTATTTCGCATATTGTTATCCTCAGGGTACACCGTGAAGCTCTGCTCAAATGAGTGGCTTTCTTCGGAAGATAACATAGTTAACCCCGTTTCTTCACCACTAAGCGAAGGGTTCCGTTTCCGTCCTTCAAACTTAGGGTGATTTTTTATAGTGGTTCTCTCCACTAGCACAGAAAATCCTGATCCTGTACTGCATCTTCGACTCCAAATCCGTCAAGATAAAACCCCTTCCAAGGAATTATCTTCCCCATACGCTTCATTTCCTCGTTCATCAAAGCTACTTCGTCAATTTTCATATCCAATGTTGGATATCCATATTCACGTTGCAACCCTTCAAAACTGAAATAAGTTGGTCTGTATGAGGGATGGTTGCGCCAAAATACACGAATTTTGTTCTGGAACTCTTCAAACGTATTTCTTCCGTGGAACCAGCTTTTACGGAGCGCATCGACACAATTGTCGCGCGCGCCCTTGAGGAGAATATCCTCAATGTTCGCTTCTTTTCGCACACCCTTCGGAACTCTGACCCAATTCGTTGTGTCCAACACATCTTGCATGTTGGGAACACAAATCCAAAAGCCAGCTTTCACGGATGTTTCAGTGAAGTGCCTAAAGCCACACTTTAAAAATGTAGCCTCTTCGATCGTGCAGTACTTTCTCATAGAATCTCCTTTAGTGATATCTGTATATTTGACTCTGAATCGAGCCAAATAATCTGAGATTGTTTGGTTATTAAAGATTCCAATCACCTCCTCTTTAACTGAAGCAATGATGTCATCTCCATAAACATACATGTTGACATATTTCTTGAAACTTGACGCAGACGCAAGCCTCATGTTCTTCTCTTTCATGATTCCGATCCAAGCACATCTCATGTACATCATGTTGCACATTGAGTTGATTATGACAGTATTGAATGCACCCGAAGGGCTTCCACACTGTAACTTGAATATGTGATCATAGGCGATGTTGTAGCCATTGATCACTCGTTTACCAAGAATAGTCCGAACATGATTATCTTGTCCTTGTCCATGAATCGCGTACCAAGCGTTGATGATTTCATACGCACCTTCGACAAATCTTGTCAAAAGTCTTGGTCCAAATTTAGAATAGTCGCCAACAATAATGTATGGAGAGAAGTCAAGCAAGGATCTAGTCATTGTGTCCCATTCGGTCGACGCAGGGTTGATTCCTACTTGATGTTCCAGTTTGTTTCGGTTCATTTGGAATGCATAGTTGAAGTCCATCATGTACTTTCGGCTTGAAATTGTTAGGTCTAATGGGGACCCTTGAATAAGTCTTACGTTATCAAGTTTGTGCAATTCAAGTCTTTCGTCCTTGTGGCTTATCTGATTTATTGTCAATGGAACAATTCCTTGACGCATTTGATCTTCGTTGTAGTCTATCAAATCCTTTAAATCGCTATGCATTTCCGCAAGTTTGTGATCTTCATCCATGATAAGAAGGTCTTTCTTCCTTTTCATTCCATTATAACAACACCAGGGCATACCTGGCGAAGTCGACATAGTAATCCTTGGAATATGACCTTCAATCCCAGTTACCGCTTCTTGTGTTGTCCTTTGCGACACGACTGGTATAATCGGGTCGTTGTTGTCCTCGAACATCATCTGTACATCCATGATCGCTTCCCTAATGTCTTGTTCGGGAAATTCATCATGGGGAACATAATTCTTCAATCCACTGATGAGAGCTTTTTGCCCCCGATCACCGTCTTGACTTATGTTGCATGGTGCACGTTTGACTGGTCCAAAGACTTCATGACATTCACTTTTGCGGATCGTTGTCTTAGTTGAGTGGTAGATGTTCATGGCAGGTCTTGTTTCAGATGATAATTGAAACGTATCGATGCTGCGAATTGACTCAAACTTAGAAGCTCTCGGTGTTAAAATGAGAGGTTCCTTGCCTTTGCCGAATGTTATTTCGCGTATCTGTAAGAACCATGAGCAGTTTTCGGCGTCCTCAGCGCTGATGGCGTTAAAGTAGATTCGTCTTGGAGAACTACCGGAAAGAATTCCGATAATCTTTAGACGAGATTCATCATAAATGATGCTTCCACACGCGCCTCCAAACCGACCTTGATCGATCTGGTCGCAGCTGTATCCGTCCAATGAGAATGTTTCTTCCTCATTGCGGCTCCATTCTCGAATGTCCTCCTTGCGGTAGACTATCTTTTCAACACAGGCTCTAGCGTCCTTAGCCTTAAAGTCAGTTTCTTTTGGTGGTTTTAAAATCCGACCAGGTTCGTTGACTCGTAGGTTATCTTCACAGACGCTATACTCTGTATCAGGTAGATATTTTTCGATGTTGGCCACTTTGAAGTTTTTAATTCTCAGTGTGAAGCACGTCATGTCACTGCCTTGTTCATCCACTAGAGTAGAATGCATATTCTGCTCTAAGAACTGATCGAACGATATCGTTACAGATTCACTTTGTCCATTCTTCAATCTTCTTCGTACTGTCAAAGGAACATCAGCATAGCATTTCTCAACACACTCTTTCGAGTGAGTTTGATACCATGTTGTAACATCGCAAGTGTCACAGTATTTTTTAGCAAGTTGCAGAGTGTTAATTCTGAACGCAACTTTATTGCTAATTGTGAGATAGGCATGTAACTGAGTCACATAGCAACCATCTGTAATGCAGATGCATCGCATTACTTCACTGTCTGTGAGGCCAATTTCAATAATTGACATTGCATATGTTCGCAACATTGCTTGTAGTTCCGTGTCCATTGCCGGTTTGGATATAACGCCCTTGGTGTTAACCTTAACGCGTTTTCCTAATACGCCTCTGAACTTAGTTCGTACATCGCCACTCGATTGAAGGGCTGGATGTGCTGCCACAATTGGGACTTCTTTTGGGACTCCGCCTTTTGAGAAAAAGTTCTTAATTTTCTCACCAAGTGTTGTACTGTTGCTCTTGATAGTAGCGTAGTCCTTTATGGCTGATTCTGGTGTGTTTGCGTACACCATGGGATGCCATCCCTTGTCGCCGTCGTCGCGTTCGCCTTGAAACGTTTTGTAGAGCTTATATACCGCAAATGCTGCCATTGCACCAACGGCTATTCCTGTAAGCCACTTACACGTCTTTGCCCAAGATTCCTGCTCAAGTTGATGTTTAACTTGATCTACCATGATTCTGAGAGTATCAGCATATCCGATTTTCAACCTTTCGGGATAGTGTTCGGGATATGTGGTGGTGTTGTTTCTTTCGAAGTATCGTTTAATCCAACCTTCGAAAAATAGTGATTCTCTCAAATTCCAGGTGCAGTAATTGGAGCAAGCTTTGTTTGAAGCGATCCAGCCCATGACTTTAGGTCTTAAGCCATCACCGTCGTATTCAACAAGACGGCGGAAAGCGTATCTTCCAGGAAAGAAGATCACTTCCACGTCGAAATCGACGTCATCGTGGAGACAAGTTACGTCATCATTTAAGTCTCCAAAGTCCTCATCGTTCCATTCAAGATCTTCGATGGGTTCTTCGATAGGGACTGTTGTTGAGTTGCCATAGATTTTTGATGACATTTGGGCAACCATGCCAAACACGTTTGGCGCCACGAACATCGCTGGAGCGACATTCTCTTTTACTTCGCTGTTGCTAAATTGAGCGATGAACTCTTGCACTTCTACTGATGCAATTCTTTCAGTGAATTTTTCGAGCGGCTTTTCTGGGATCAGAAATTTGCGCCCTCCAGTTTCACTTTCCAAATCTTTCAGTTTCTTTGCATATTCCACGTCTGTTACCTCGTAGTAGTCCTTCGCAGCTGTTACAATATAAGCAAGCGCTTCAGCGTAGTTGAGTCCTGTTTTTAAGACATCCATGCGCTTTGGATCCATGACCTTAAAAGTCAACCATTCTCTCTTGTTCAAATCAACGTGCATATTCACTTTGCGACACCCGCCACAAGAAAATGCAAAATCGTTACAATTTCCACATACTTTGAACATCGAGAAATCAGAAGATACTTCCAAGACCACATTTCGCCGATTCCATACAACGTTGTTGTTAATTCCGGACACCACAGGATAGGTGGTATTTGATGCACAGCCAATGAGTTTACAGACACTTAAGCGTCCTTTATCCTCAAAAGCTTTCGGAATTGTCGTGTCAGCTCCTCCAAAAAGAGCAGCTAACCGTGCGCTGTCGGTTTCGGCTACGTCCGTTCGTGTCAGTCTGCCGAAATCATCAAAATGAATGACTTCTTGTCCTTTGTAATTTTCCCAATAAGTTTCGGATTCAGGGACCACAAAAATGGGTCTTAATCCTTCTAACTTACCAAACGATCTATCTGCGATTGTGCGAGATATGTCATCTAACATACTCGACTTACCAATCTGACTAGCGGTACTAGCGATATAGTAGACGAAAGGTGGGTATTTTACAACAGGGACACCAACATTCTTGCCAAGCTTATCTCTAAGCTTTTTGACAAGAGTCAAGTTGGTTTGAAGAAGTCGTGCAATTTGAAGATTTCCGCGTCGGTTTTTGCTTAAGCGAAGAGATAATTCATCTCCTGAAGATGCCAGGAGATATATTATCTCTATCGCTAACGGGTCGTTTTCGATTCTGTCAAGGAGAGTAGCGTCAGTCACGATTGTTGACAGTTTCAACCATGATTGATAAATGTCTTCCTGGAGCCATTTGAGAAGGCGTGAGTCCGGGAAGTAGGTTTCGCAGATCTTTTCAGTTATGTTTTTAATGAAACCTATGATTTTTTCGAAGAAGTCGATGATGCGCTGTTGAATAGTCGCACCGTAAGAGAACATTGAGCCGATTATGCCAGTTGAGACATTTCTGGAATCTTTCACATGATAGAAAGAACAGATTGCCGTGGTAATCATGCCACAAAGCTCTGCAAACGGATTGTTATCCATAGCAGGTGTTGTTCTGAAAGGGGCTGAGATAATTCCCCAAGCCTTCGTTAAAACTGAGTGAAGGCTATCAATGACTGATGTCTTGAAGAGACCGAGATTAACTAAAATTTGAGATCCACTTAAAATGAACGTTGTGAGTGTAGGATTGACAATGAGATGACCGATCTGGATTCCCAGGGTAGACCAAAGTCTCCCTGCGAGCTTATTATCGGTCACATGACTAGTAAAATCCGACACACTGGAGTTCATTTTTTCGAATTGAGAGATTGCTTGTTGCACAAGAGCTCGATCTGGAGCTGATAGTTCATGGGTCAAAGGACCTTTGAACATTGCCGGATGGGCATCGCGAACCGTTGCAGGAGTGTAAAAATTCACTGCTGGTCCTCGATCACGAGATTGACGAATGGGGAAGCCATTGAACATGTACATTTGCATGTCATCACCTGCAGCTCTGTAGATGACAAATCTGAGTGTTGAAGCTGGACCAAACCAATAAAATTCAACAGTGCCCAGACTTTGAGATAGTTGTGTGAGATATTCAGATGAGAGATACGATGCATTGAGAACGGCTGCATTAGGCAAATAAAGTGGAAATTCCACTTGATGAACATTGTTTTGCCTTAGAGAGATTACTGTTTCACCATAACCACTACGGTCATAAGGACCAATAGTTTTTTGAGATGCGCGATCGATTGGCAATGAACGCACTTGAGGAACATGACGAACAAAAAGTGTTCCTTCAGTTGAGCCTTCAACGACGATCATGTAACGAATGGAGCCACGAGAGAAACGCATTGCATCATGTAAATGAGTCATTTTGTCAGCTCGCTGCACCACATTCATATCACCGCGATTGATAGCTCCGCCAAAACTGACGGGAACTGTCCAGATCTTGTTTATTTCATTCGCAGCTGATGTTTCAATCGTCGCCTCATGATGATATGTGAAGCGACGTAAATTTGTTAAGAGATCCATATGGTTTTCACCATGAATGCTTTCGTTGACAGTTGAGATTGGTGTTGTGAGATCAGTGAAAACATCTTGGCTTTCACGGGCGTCCATAGCAGGAACAGCATCCCGAATTGGTTCTTTTTCTTCCTCCGCAAGGGTAGGAATAGGAAGAACAGTTCCAGTATACTGTAATTGGTATGTACGGGTTTCTTCATCACGTAATGCAGCGGCATCAAAACGATCAAACTGCAAGAAGCGAGGGTCTCGAACACTGAGAACAGAAGGATTCCAAGTTCCAACCAATGAGTAGATGCCATCAACGAAACGAGTGTCATCATTGTCCCTAAAACGGACATCACCCGCAATGGTGAAAGCAGCTGTTCGATCTCGCCCAACAAGACGAGTGATAGGAACAGTGAATGGTGTTGAGATTGTTGCAGTTGCGGCCCAGTCAGATACAGTAACGACTAGACCAGAGATTGAGATTGTGAGATTGAAATTAATCCAGTCCTCCGGAGGGATAATAGGTGGAGGAGATGGATCAGGTATTTCCGGTAACGGGAGATCTTCATCATTATAAGCGAGCACTGATGTTCCATCTCTAGGAACACTAAAAATTGCATCGCCGAGAGCAGCACGTTTATAGACAAGAGTGTCAAAAGTTGAACTCATGCCAGCAGGAGCATTGACAGTTGTTTCAAGAAAAACAACGAGAGAGCCAGAGATTACAGCAGATCCATCAACAGTACGAGAATTGTAGTTGAGTTGATTATGAATATATGGGACGATGAAGTCGAACCCACTTTGAGTGTTCAGATCAGGGCCAACGTCAAACGTCATGAAGTAACAAGAATCGGATTCTTCGTAGGTAATGTCTCTTGAATTGGGGACATAAACCACTCTAAATCTGAAAGTCTTGAAACCATCAGCGACGATGACAAAGCGATAGTGAAGTTTCATTTGATAATTCATGAACCAAGATGACATATGGTCCACAGGCGTCCAGTTGAAGAAATCTCTATTCGGATAAAGAAATCCTTCCTGCATTTGACTAGCAATTGCAGGTTGAATGAGAAATCTGGCCAGTTGAGTACCAGCTGGTGTTGTGATAGACGTTTCAAATGAGTTGATAAAACCTTCAGTGTGCATGATTTGGTCAATCGACGAATATTTTTCTACTCCAAAAAGAAATTCAGGGTGAGGAGTATTGCCAGTTTGAATGAGGCGAAGAGAGTCAGCAGAATAGCCACCACTTCCACTTGCAATGTTGGTGGTAGCTCTCTGATGGAGAGCCTCATTTTCAAAATTTGTTGGCTTATCGCGATTTCCAGTTAAGCTGGATAGACCTTGAGAGATTCCACTTTCGATTTTAGAATTAATTCGCTTTGTCGCAGATGAGAGAGTGTTCGAAACAATACGATTAGCAGATCCAATGAGATCACGTCCGAAAGACTTAGCTACCTTAGCAGCTTTGACTTTCAACATGGCTGGAACTGCATCATATACTGTTCTTGAGAAGGGGGTGAACACAGGGGGTTCATTGACAGTTTGGCGTTGTCCGAAGAATTTAAGATCTTCTCCAAATTTGAAATAGAGATTCAATGATGCATTTTCAACAGCACCATCAGCGATTTGATATGGAGTCATAGCAATTATTGTGATAGTGACGTAGTAGAGGTTCATCATATGATTATTTTGACGAATTGGAATTGTTGGCACGTACGACATAAAAGGAATGTCGATTTCAGTTGAATCCTTGATGTGTCCGATAAGCGAACCACCAGGTTGTTGAGAGATTGAGTGCACATTAATTAATTCTTCTTTTCTATCACGTTGAAGCCAGTGATAGACGATTCCAATTTGAACAGCAAGTTGATTAGTTTTTGGAATATTCCATTGAAATTTGACTTTCATTGAGCCTGTAAAGAACTCATGATTTCGGAATGGGAGCATGTTTGGAGTATTCCATTTATTGAGAACAGCAAATGCTGGGAGATGATATTGTTTGAGAACTTGACCACGTGAAACTAAGCGATTTATCGGTTGAGTATCAACAAGAATGTAGCGACTGGTAAGATCCGGATACTGATGAGGGATTGATGAATCAGTTATGATTTCATCAACATAATCAGTATTTGGTTCTTGATCAGTTACCACTGTTGGGGCATCCAAAGCGGTTTGACCGAGAGCTGTGTTCACAGCTTGGTCTTCCATGTTGGAAGCTTCTTGTTGTTGTTCCGAGTCCATAGCGGGTTTCACGTAAATCTTTTGAGATTCAATATCATGCAAGATCTTTTTGTATTCAGCGTCAGCAGCTCTGAGAAGAACGAGGTTTTCATCCTTAAATTTGATGGTCGAGAGGATCAATTGTTCACGGGCGCTGTATGTGTTGCTATCGCTGATGTCGATACGATTGAGTGAGGCCTCTAGACCTGAGATTTGTTGGATGTAGCCACGATGTTTCTTTTCATAAGAGCGGATTTTCATGTGAGATACGAGCAGTGGGGTTGGAAATGATTCCAAGATCTTTGTGACTTGACTGTAGTCAACAGGGATGAAGACCAATTCATCCACGAGATTGCAAAATTGTTCAATGCTACTGATGTATCGACCATGAAGTGGTTCGATACTTGGGTACATCCAGTTTGGGACGTAGAAATTTGCATAGCTTTGATCTTCAAAAATGAGCAGATCGAGATATTGAGAGTTGAATTTGGCCTTGAGTTTTGACTTGATTATATCGAAATTTTCGACAGAGCTAGGGAGATCTGCTCCCCAGAATTCTTCGTCACAGAGTTCGGCATAAGATTCAGAATCAGTTCTTTGAGTTTCATAACTGCCAACACAAGGGAAAAAGATCTTGGGTTGCGATGATTGGCAGTTGAGATTGAGATTGAGTTTGTCTAAGTGACAAAAAGTCACTTTAGAGTCGTAAGTATCGAGGAGACTGAAAAGTTCAGTCTTACGTCTTTCAACAACAGGTGTTGAATCGTAGTGAGCAACCATATCCTCGATTACTTTTTGAGAAGCTTTGAGCAAGTTGACGATGCGTGTTTTATCTTGGACTACTTCAAAATCTGACCGCAAATAGTCAGAAAATGACATGAGTAGTGCATCGAGGGCTTCCCAGGATTTGTAATAATTCCTGAGAAAATTAAGGCCCTCTTCAGCAGATTCGATAAAGAAATTCATCTTTTCGACGGAATCAGCTGAGATGCGGTTGCTTGAAGAGTCAACTTGGGAGCTTGAGTTTGGGGCGGTTTGATCGGAGCAGTTTTGATCATTATGAGACTGCATGGTTTTTGATTTTATCAATAACGAATGAAAGTCGTGTCTTCTCGCGACAAACGTGTATCCAGTTAAATAGAAAGCGCATACAAACGCAGATGGGCAAGAAAGAATAGTCATTCCTCAAAAGAGGATCCGAGCGTGCGTAATTAAGGCATAATTTAAATTTATAATGAGAGTCATGTTTTATAAACCGTTAATAAAACATTGTTTGAAGACGAAGAAAATTATCCCGTGATAAAATTCTTGTATCGTTGTGAGGCTCCGAACCATCACCTAACAACTCAAAATAAAAAGAAATTGACAGAAATTACGTTACATTGTTCTTACAGTAACACGGGCACGTGTTAAAGGCGATATTACAAGATAGGCATGACATGATAAGCG